CGATAACTATGCCTACCATCGGCCGGGTTGCCCAGCACCGACACTCGAAGGCGCGCGCGCCAACCTGGCCAGCCTGGGCTATAGACCCTGGCTGATCGAGGGGCAGAGCCGAGTGGTGCCCCAGGGGATCACGCGGGTGGCCATGCTGTTCGTGGACACGGAGCACACGGCGATGATGCTGGGGAGCGAGCTGGCGGCGTGGCTGCCCCTGCTGGCGCCGAGGGGGATCGTCGCCTTGCACGATTACGCCAACGATAACTGTCCCGGCCTAAAAGCCTGCGCGGACCGGCGCTTCGAGGGCTGGCCGCAGCTCGGCATCTGGGGCACGCTCGGAGCATGGGAGGCGGCATGATCCTGGTGCTACGGCAGGCGGACCGCAACATAACCGCGCTGGCGACCAAACAGGGCTGGTCGGTGGAGGTGCGCGACGGATGGGAGCTCACGGGGGAGCTGACGCTCTTCGTGGCCGCGGGCACAGCAATCCCGTGGGACCTGGTCGGGCCCGGTGAGCGCCTCCTGCGGCGCTGGGACGTGGCCGCGCCGCTGTGGCGCTACGGGACCACTGCCGCGGACCTGGGCAGCCCGGCGGGCCGCAAGAAGACCGAGCGGATCGTGCACGACCTGCGCGTGCCGGCCTACGCGCCGGAGCTGCTCTTCGTGCGCGACACGCCGGACGGGCGGGCCTTCCTGGCCGCCTACGCGCGCGAGCTGCCGGGGGCCGAGCCGCGGCTGGCCTTCCTGCGGGCGCTGTACCAGGTGAAGCCGCTATTCTGTCCCTTGCCACGCACCTGGATGGCGGACCTGCGCACGCGCATGACGCCTGACTCGCGGATGGCGCTCAGGGCGGCGGTGGTGCAGAACAGGGAGCCGCTGGTAAAGCTGGAGATCAAGCCGGGAGTATTCGTGAACTGCACGCGGGGCCAGGAGGCGGCGACCAAGGCGCGCTTCGCGCGCATGCAGATGACGCGCCTGGAGAGGAGGAAGCTCGATGCCAACGAGGGATGAGTGGGTCATGGATTGGGAAAAGGTGCCCAGGGCCGAGGCGGGGCCGCTGCTGCTGATCGAGATCAAGCCGGGCGTGAGCCAGAAGATGACCAAGCGGATGGCCATCCAGCTCGGCTATCTGCCACCCGAACCGGAGCGGCAGGCGGGCGAGAAGTTGGCGCCGCAGCCGCAAAACAAGCGGCGGCGGGGCAGCCGAAACAAGCAGACGGAAGGCGCGAAATAGGAGGAGGGCGACGTGCCAGATCCATTGGCGGAGATCAATCGGAGGATTCAGGCGGCGCTCGCGCTGCTGACGACGGAAGAGGCGGACGCGATCATCGTTGAGCCGGGGCCCGGGTATAAGGAGCTGGTGCAGGGCGTCGAGGCGGCCATGGGGCTCCTGTGGGCGGCGATGATGAAGGGCGGCGCCAGGGAGAACAACACGAACGTAGGCTATATGGCCAAAACCCAGGTGGTGCTCTTGCAGATGCTGCACTTCGCCTATGCCCTGGGCGTGAAGAGGGGCAAGGAGGGCTGATGGCGTTCTGCACGATCAGCGACATCCAGAGCTTTTTGCAAATAGCGGTGCCGGCGGCCAAAATTGCCGCAGCCCAGGGTGCCTGCGACGAGGCGACGGCGATCATCCAGGGCTATTGCTTCCAGGTGATCGAGCTGGTAGAGGATGATGGGCTCACAGTGGATTGCTACGGCGGGACGAGGATCTTTCTGCCCGAGCTGCCGGTGATCGAGGTGAGCGAGGTCGTCGAGGACGGGGAGATGCTGGACGAGGACGACGACTACAAGCTCGGCCAGCATGGGATCCTGCATCGCATCGGCGGGTACTGGCCACGGGGCATCCAGATCGTGACCGTGACCTACACGCACGGCTGGGACCCCATCCCGGACGATCTGATACGCCTCGCCACCCGGATGGCAGCCAGGGCCTACCAGGCCGGTCTGAAAGTGGACGAACTCGGGGGTATCCCGGGGGTAAGTGCCATGAGCCTGGGGGATTACTCGATCAGCTTCGGCGGGGAGGGTGGCGCGGCGGGCGAGGGGACGCTGGGGGCCAGCGCGGCGCCGCTACTGCTCCGGAGTGAGAAAGAGGCGCTCGATCGGAAGTATCGGGTCAAGGGCGCGTGAGTATATGAGTTAAGGATGAATAAATCAACTACTCGGGAGGACGATGGGACTATTCGCTGCCCTGCTCAACAGCACCTTCCTGATCCAGCGTCAGGTGCGGATCGGTAACGGCCAGGGCGGGTGGGCGATCGCCTATGCGGATGTAGGGTCCGTGGCGGGCCGGCTGCGGCCGGCCAGCGGGGCCGAGCGGACGGTGGCGCTGCAGGAGCAGCGGGCGATCACGCACGTGCTCTACGTTAGGGCGGGGGAGGACATCCAGCGCGATGACCTGGTGACGGGCGACGAGGTGACGGTGCGGGTGCAGGGGATCCGAGAGCCCTCGAGGGCCGACCACCACCTGGAGATAGACTGTCTGGAGACTCAGAAGGGCGCGACGGAGGAGCCGGGATCGTGAGCTACTTCCTGAGCTGGAGGCCGGAGCAACTGAAGCGCGACATACAGAAGAAGCTGCTGACTAACGCTGAGGCCGTGGGCACCTTCGTGGCCGGGCGGGCCAGCCAGTTGGCGCCCAAGCGGACGGGTGCGCTGGCGGCGGCCATCGATTACGTGGTGACGCGCTCCGGCTGGGACGTGGAGATCGTGGTGGGCGTGCCCAAGGCGAGCAAGGCGTTTTACGCCAGATTCCAGGAGTTCGGGACGCGCAGGATGGCGGCGCACCCATTCCTCCGGCCGGCGGTGCAGCAGAACGCGGCGGAGATCGTGCGGCTGCTGACGGGGGGCGGATGAACGCAGTCACGCAGGCGCTCTACGATCGGCTGGCCGGGGATGGGATCCTCATCGGCATGCTGGCGACCTACGAGGCCGAGCCGGCGGTGTTCACCATCGACCCCGCGCCGGGGGATGCGGTGCTGCCCTACATCGTGAGCGCGGGCGACGTGGTGGACGCGGCCTGGGACACCAAGACGGGGCTGGGGCGGCGGATCTGGCGCGATGTGCGCTGCTACGCGGCTGCGGACGGCGACGCCATGCTGATCGAGGAGATCGCGGAGCGGGTGCGGAGATTGTTACATCGCAGGCCCCTGGCGGTCGCCGGATATGCGGGTATTGTGGCGGAATGCTCGGGGCCGATCAAAGCGGATGAGCAGGACGCCTATGGGCGGATTGTTACTATTCGGATGATGCTGGAGGAAACGTAATGGCGAATCAGAACGGTACGGACATCCTGGTCGAGATCGACGGGGATCTGGTGGGGTCGCAGCAGGACGTGACCTTCGATGAGTCAAATGACATCATTGAGTTCACATCGAAGGACCAGCGGGCGGTGGGTGTGGAGGCGGGGCATTACAGGGCGAACGTAACGCTGACTGCGCTCTACGTGCCGAGCGATCCGGCGCAGTTGGCGCTGAGAACAGCGCTGCAGCTGGGCAGCAAGGTCACGTTGATCCGCATCGAGAACGGCGCCACGCTGGAAAGCTGCCAGGCGGTAGTGGAGGGCATGCCAACGAGTGCGCCAGATGCGGCACCGGCCACTATCTCCATCAGTTTGCGCGTCGACGGCGAGTGGATCGCGGGGAGCTAGGCCATGCCAGGAGCACGAGGGGAGATCCATCTGACGGTCGCTGGCCAGGAGCGGGCGCTGCTCTATACCCTTCGCGCGCTGGCGGAGGCTGAGGCGCGCCTGGCCAAGCCGATGCTCACCTTGCTGGAGGACGTGTCGCGGCGGTCCGTCACTTTGAGCGAAGTGGCCCAACTCCTGCTGGTAGGCATGGAAGGAGCCAGGCGCGACGCGCAGGCGGGCGGGCGGGCGTGTACCATCAACGACGCCTGGGAGCTGATGGAAGGCCTAGGCTTCGGTCCAGCCCTCGATGCAGTCACCGACGGCGTGCTTGCCGCGATCAGCTACAAGCAGCCCGGCGACGAGGGAGGCAGCGATGATGAAAACCCCCCGGCAGACCTGGCCGCCAATGGAACTGGGCCGAACTCCTGAGCGACGCGCTGCGCATCGGCGTCACAGTCGAGGCCTTTTGGGCCATGACGTCCCGGGAGCTGACCCTTGCCTTCGAGGCGGCTGACTGGCGTGCCGGGCGCGAGCGCGACCGTGACGCCTGGCTGGTCTGGCACATAGCAGTCCTGCAGCGTAAAGCGCGCCTGCCGAGCTTTCAAAGTTT